TCTGAAACCAACAAAGTCAATTAACTACGTAACCTTAACTTTCGTAGCGACTCGAACTGGGGTCAGCTTTGAGGAAGTTGCAGGAACTGTTTGATCATATAATTAATTACTAAGGAGGACCCTAAAAATGGCACAAATCCCAACAAGAAACATCTCACAGTTCAAATCAAAACTCATTGGTGGTGGTGCTCGTCCTAACCTGTTTGAGGTTAGTGTTACGTTCCCAGCAGGAGTAAATCTTGGAATTCAGAATGATGGAACAGGAGTATTCGATTCTGACAATTTTAGATTTATGTGTAAAGCAGCTGCGCTGCCAGCATCAACTGTTGCTGCAATTGACATTCCATTTAGAGGAAGAACACTGAAGGTTGCTGGAGACAGAACCTTTGATGTTTGGACCGTGACTATCCTTAATGATGAAGCTTTTGGACATAGAAGAGCATTTGAAGCATGGGCACAAAACGTTGCACAATATGGTGACAGTTCAGGTTTGACAAACCCAGCAGACTACATGGGTAATGCAACAGTTTATCAACTCGGAAGAACTGCTGCTTCTCAGCAAGGTGAAGGAACAACTTCAGGTCCTTCAAATATTCTTGCACAGTATAAGTTTGTTGATATTTTCCCAACTTCAATTTCAGATATTCCTCTGTCATATGACACTGGAGATACAATTGAAGAGTTTACTGTTGAATTCCAAATTCAGTACTTCTATCCCGAGGCTGCTGGTTCTGGTGCTTGATAAATAGTACATCTAAGTCTACACTTTAATAATGGCAAAACTTTTTGGTTTCTCAATTGAAGATAAAGAACCATTATCCCCTGGTGTATTGTCCCCCGTTCCTCCTAATAATGAGGACGGGGTTGATCATTACTTAACCAGTGGATTTTTTGGTTCTTATGTTGATCTGGAAGGAATTTATAGAACTGAATTTGATTTAATTAAAAGATATCGTGAGATGGCACTGCATCCAGAATGTGATAGTGCGATTGAAGATATTGTAAATGAGGCTATTGTTTCTGACACAAATGATACTCCAGTAGAAATTGAGTTATCGAATCTCAATGCTAGTGATGGTATTAAAAAAATAATTCGACAAGAGTTTAAGGGCATTTTAGATCTTTTAGATTTTGATAAAAAATGCCACGAAATTTATAGGAATTGGTATATTGACGGAAGACTTTATTACCATAAAGTGATTGACCTCAAAAATCCCCAGGAAGGAATTCAAGAGTTAAGATATATCGACTCTATGAAAATTCGTTATGTGAGACAGACTAAAAAAACTGATAAAGATGATCGTAGTGTCAGATTATCCAATATGAATCAGGATAATCCGATGCAGTATGAGTTTCCTCAAATTGAGGAATATTTTATCTACACCCCACAAGCAACATATCCAACATCAAATCCATCATCTCTTGGAGATCAAAAGGGTATTAAAATTGCAAGAGATGCAATCACTTATTGCACGTCGGGTCTCGTAGATAGAAATAAAGGATCAACTCTTTCATATTTACACAAAGCAATCAAGGCTCTTAATCAACTGAGAATGATTGAGGATAGTCTTGTTATTTACAGGTTATCTCGTGCTCCAGAAAGAAGAATTTTCTATATTGATGTAGGCAATCTTCCTAAGATTAAAGCTGAGCAATATCTTCGTGATGTTATGATGCGTTATCGCAACAAACTTGTGTATGATGCAAACACCGGTGAAATCCGTGATGACAAAAAATATATGAGTATGCTTGAGGATTTTTGGTTACCTCGCCGCGAAGGTGGTAGAGGAACTGAGATCACTACTCTTCCTGGTGGCCAAAACCTTGGCGAAATTACTGATATTAAGTACTTCCAAGAAAAACTCTATCGTTCTCTGAATGTTCCAACATCAAGAATTGGTGGTGAAGGTGGATTTAATCTTGGACGTTCATCGGAAATCTTAAGAGATGAAGTTAAGTTCAGCAAGTTTGTGGGACGTTTGAGAAAAAGATTCTCAGCAATGTTCAATGATATGCTGAAAACGCAATTGATTCTCAAGAACATTATTACTCCCGAAGATTGGGAAGTAATGAGTGAGCATATTCAATACGACTTCCTCTATGACAATCACTTTGCAGAATTGAAGGAAACTGAACTTCTGACCGAAAGATTGAATATGGTTGCTCAAGCAGAACCATATGTTGGCAAATATTTCTCACAAGATTATATCCGTAGAAAGATTCTTCGCCAAACTGATGAAGAAATCATTGAACAGGATAAACTTATAGACAAAGAAATCAAGACTGGTGTAATTCCAGACCCAGATCAAATGATGATTGACCCTGCAACTGGACAACCAATGCCCGCAGCTCCAGGAGTTGGTGGAGATCTTGGAAAACCAGTAATGGAACCAAATCTTGATGCTCAAGGTGCTGCAACTGAAGCAAGTGGTAAACAAATTGAAATGCCAAAACCACCAAAGGGTGGAGAGATCTAATAAATAACAACGATACTTATTCTAGAAGTTATGGATGAATTAATGGATATGATTGCTACTGATGAAAGTCCTTCACAGATTAGTGACAAAATTAAAGATCTGCTTTTTGCAAAATCTGGAGAAAAAGTAGACGCATTTAAGTCTGTCGTTGCTTCTTCAATGTTTGACAATTCTACTCAAGAGTATGATGAGGAAGAGTGATAAATGTCTGAAAACCTATCAGATTTTTTCCAACTTATAGCAGAAGCAAAAAAAGAAAAGAAAAAATTAAAAGAAGAAGAAGATAAATTTATCTCCGAAATTATTGACGCAAATGATGTCGTAGAAAATATACTTCGCAAACTTACAGAAAATGAATATAAAGAAGATCAACAAGAATTAGTTGATAATATTATTGAAGAAGTGGAAGAGGGGGTAAAGGGTATTAATGATATTGTTAGAAATATCATTAACCCAGAACCTCAACAAGATACTAAAAAATATATCAAAGAAGGATTATTAAATATTCCCTCCAATGAGAAAAATTCAGATCCTCTTACTCCACTTAATCAAAATTTTGTAACTTTAGATCATCTTCAACAGCATTATAAATTATTCATCAATCGCATTCAACAACAACTTTCCACATTAGGTGGCGGTGGGGAAACGAGATTAAGATACTTGGATGATGTTGTAGGTGTTGCAACAAATTCAAGTTTTTATGATGACAAATTTCTTCAATGGAACTCAACTACAAATGAAGCTGAGTTTGTAACTATTAATTCAGGAAATATTGTTGGTATTGTTACTGGATATTATGGAAGTTTTTATGATACCACAACACAAAATGTAGTGGGCGTCAATACATATCAACCAGTTAGACTAAACACAACAGACCTTTCAAATCAAGTATCAATAGCAAATAGTTCTCATATTGTTGTTGCAAATAGTGGTGTTTATAATATTCAGTTTTCTTTGCAGATAGACAAAACTCAAGGTAGTGGTGCTCATATTTATATTTGGTTGAAAAAAAATGGAGTAGATGTTCCAAATAGTGCAACAGAATTAGCAGTTCAAGGAACCAATTCCGAAGTTGTTGCTGCTTGGAACTTTGTAGTATCTGCTTCTGCAAATGATTATTATGAACTTATGTGGAGTGCTACTGATTCACATATAAGATTAAAAGCAGTTGGGGCATCTGCAGTTGTTCCAGCAATACCATCAATCATTCTTACAGTAGTCTCTGTATAATAATGCTATAATTGCAAATTTATAAATAACTAATAAATGTATTATACGAATAATGACACATAGACCAGTTGGATCTGGAGTTTCTTTTGCCACATCCACAACATCAGCAAAATCAGCAGCGTTCTCTGGGAGAAGCAATACTCTCAGAATAGTTGCAACTGGCGCAAATGCGTTTGTAGCAATTGGAACTGAGCCAACTGCAACTCTTAGCGATTATTGTGTTCCAGCTGGAACTTCTGCAACTCTTGCAATTGATAATGGTTCTGCAAGAGTTTCTGGTGTGACTACTGGGGCAACCACAACTTATATTGATTTTCCAGAAGGCCAAGCATCACCTTTTGGC